GCGGCTATTGTTGGTCCGACTGTCAAAGGTCCAATTTTAATCCCAACAGTAGTTACTTCGTATAGTGACTATGTAAATACTTTTGGTGAATTAATAGAAAGTGGTAGTGATAATTATCAGTTTTTAACATCACATACTGCTAAAGAATATTTAAGACAAGGTGGTCCTCTTACTGTTGTGAGAGTTGGCAAACCATCAACGGCTGGAACAAGAGCTAATGCTATAATACCGAGTGGTTCAAGTAGTACTGGATTATTCACTATTGAAGCATTGGGTGATGGACCTTCATTCAATAATTTTGTTGGTACTGGTTCAAACTTTGGAACAGATAATTTATTACCTGTAAGAACTGACGCGCGAACCAATAAGCTTTTGGAATCTGGAAGTTATGGTGGTAGATCTGATAACTTTCGTTGGGAAGTCTCACAAAGAAATTTAGATAAAGGTGAATTTACTTTGTTAATTAGACAGGGTAATGATACAACTAAGAGTAAAAAAGTTATTGAAACTCATTCTAATTTAAGTTTAGATCCAGAATCTTCAAATTATATTTTAAAAAGAATTGGAAATCAAACTTTTAGTTTGGCAGTTGAAGATGGAGATGCTTATATTAAACCAGTTGGTGATTTTCCCAATCAGTCAAATTATATTAGAGTAAGTAGTCTTCCTGATGGTAATAAAACACCTAATTATTTAGATGAAAATGGTGATGTGACGGCAAAATTTGCCAATTCCTCATCTTTCTTTCCGCTAGTTGGAAGTGGAAGTTATGGTGGTGCTTTTGGAACTGCTCGCTCAATTGCTGGTGGTGTGGATGGTACTAGTAATCAAACTGCTGGTTCAAATGGTGCTGAAAATCAAAAACATCCTTTTGCTTTTTATGAAAATATAACAACAGATAGTTCACAAGGTATTGATATGTCAGATTCAGCAAGGAGGCCAACGGGTAACTCTGTTTCAGAAACAGCTGGCGGGTATGCTACTGCTTTAAGTGTATTGAAAAATAAAGACGAGTATGATTTCAACCTATTATTTTTACCTGGTGTTATAGATCAGGCAATAGATGCTAATCATAATTCAATAATCGGACAGGCAATTGAAGTTTGTGAAGATAGAGGTGATTGTTTCTTAGTTTATGATAATAGTGCAAAAACATCTACTGTGGCTAATGTTAAGACATATACTTCTGCTCGTAACTCAAGTTACGCCGCTACTTATTATCCTTGGGTACAGATTCAAGATGCTACTGCTGGTGTTTTTAGATATGTTCCACCATCAGTTGTAATGGCTGGTGTTTATCATTTTAATGATACGATTGGACAACCGTGGTTTGCTCCTGCTGGATTAAACAGAGGTGGAATTGATAGTGCTGTTCAGGCTTATAAGAAATTAAGTCAAAGTCAAAGAGATGACCTTTATGATTCAAATGTAAATCCTATTGCTACCTTTCCTGGTCAAGGTGTTACTGTCTTTGGACAGAAAACAACACAGAAGAAAGCAAGTGCTTTAGACCGAGTAAATGTTCGTAGATTATTAATTGATGTAAAGAAATTCGTTGCGCAATCTTCAAGAGGACTTGTGTTTGAACAAAATACAACCGATTTAAGAGATCAATTCTTGAATGTTGTTAATCCTTATTTAGAACAAGTACAGGCAAATAGTGGATTAAATGCTTTCAGAGTCGTGATGGATGATACAAATAATACACCAGAAACGATTGATAGAAACCAATTGATTGGTCAAGTATTCTTACAACCAACAAGAACTGCAGAATTTATTGTATTGGACTTCGTTGTTCAACCAACTGGTGCTGCTTTTCCTGAATAATTTTTGATAAAGTGATATTTATTATTGGAGACAAAATATGGCAGAATTATTAGAAGCGAATAAGATATGGTACACACCATATGAACCGAAGTTAAAAAATCGGTTTATCATGGAAATTGCAGGTATCCCAGCTTTTACAATTAAAACAGCACAAAGACCACAGATTACTTTTGATGAAGTACCTTTGGAGCATATGAATATTACCAAATATGTTAAAGGTAAAGGTCGTTGGCAAACATTACAGATTACTCTGTATGACCCGATTGTCCCTTCTGCTGCTTCTGCTGTTATTGAATGGATAAGATTACATCACGAGTCCGCTACTGGTCGTGATGGGTATCAAGATTTTTATAAAAAGAATGTAAATTTCAAGGTTTTAGGACCTGTTGGTGATATTGTTGAAAAATGGACACTATATGGTACTTATATTCAAGATGCCGCTTTTGGTGATTTGGATTTTAGTACATCTGAACCTGTTGAAATAACACTAACATTAAGGTACGATTACGCTATACTTGAATTTTAATTAGTTATTAGTACTAAGGAGTTATAATGTCAGAACACAAATTTCCTACGGAAGTTATAGACCTTCCATCACAAGGAAAGGTATATCCAAAAGATTCACCTTTGGCTGATGGTAAATTAGAATTAAAATATATGACCACACGAGAAGAAGATATATTGATGTCTGAAAATCTCATTAAAAAAGGTGTTGTTATTGATAAATTACTAGATAGTTTAATAGTAACCAAAGGTGTTAAACAGGGAGATTTAATACTTGGTGATAAAAATGCTGTCTTGGTCGCTTCTCGTATATTGGCATACGGACCCGAATATACTTGTGAAGTTACTAATCCAAATAATTTAGAACAAAAAGTACAACATACTTTTGATTTAACAGAATGTCCATTTAAAGAATTATCTAAAGATGTTGATTATAAAGATAATTCATTTGATTTTCAAACTCCAGTTGGAAAGAATAAACTGAAGTTTAAATTGTTAACTGGTGTAGATGAAAAATTAATTGAAAAAGACTTGGAACAATCTAAGAAATTTGGATATAATACAGAAATATCAACAAGACTTCGTTATACAATTACAGAAGTTGATGGTGATAATAAACCAGAAACAATAACATCATTTTCACAGAATTTACTCGCAAGGGATTCTATAGCATTGAGAAATTATATTACTGATATTTCTCCCGATATTGATTTGACATCGGAAATCGAAATAGGAGGTGAAACTGTGAGCGTGTCTATTCCGCTTACAGTCGAGTTTTTTTGGCCTCAATCCGTCTGATAAAATAGATATACATAAAAATATTTTTTATTTTATACATGAAAATCCTGGTTTTACATTTAAAGATGTATATCATATGCCACTTCATTTGAAAAATTTTTATTTCAGAGAGCATTCTGATTATATTAAAAAACAAAATGAACAAATAGAAAAAACCAAATCATCAAATCAACCTACGATACCAAGAAGATTCAATCCTAATAAATAATCTATTTTTAATATTTATTAATATATTAGGAGAACTATATCATGTCCTACCTGGATAGAAAAAATATTTTAACTGAATCAGAAATAGATAACGAAGTTACAAGATTAAATAATGCAGAATCAATGAGATTATTAAGAGTTGAAAGAAATAGATTATTAACAGCTTGTGATTGGACACAGTCAAGAGATGTAACTCTATCAAATGATGATGCTTGGAAAACTTATAGACAATCTTTAAGAGAT